TCTTGGGAGTTTAGTGAAGCTTCTCTCTTTATCCAACTTTAGCATTTTTGTTAAAGGGGGGAAAGGGGGGTTTTGCTAAAATCTAAATCCCCAAGTATCCACTATAGTAAATATAATATATATTAAGGATAAATAGGTAAATATAAACCAGTTGACTAGAATATTATAATAATATATAATGGAGACAATGGCATCTCATAGAACTGTAAAGTGTGATAAATGTGGGCGGGACATAGAGGTAAGATCTGGATTTGCCCATATGACATTAACAAATCATCAGAAAAGCTGTAAGTAGAAAAAAATATTTTATTAACATTTTGTTATATATAAAATACTAGTCGACTAGGATTAATATGGATACATCAGAAGATACATCTTGCTACACATATAAGGTTGAAATGATCATTCAGATTCTTGCAGCAGATGAAATATCAGCTAGACAACAGCTAGATGAAAAAGGCGGATATATAACAAGTCGTAAAGTAACCTTTATGGATTCAGTTCAAGTATATAAAGGAAATCAAGTTGGATAATACGCTTCTGGAACAGGACCACATATATAAAAATATGATGAGGCTGCCAGAGATGTTTAATGCGATAGAAAAAAGTACTCACTCTTTTAATTTCAACACTGTATATGATATTGGCGCATCAGATGGATTATTTTCTAGACTTATAGCTCAGTATTTAGAACCCAATACTAAATTTCACTTATTTGAACCATGTCAACGAGAAGAAGTAGAAAATAATTATAAACATCAATGGCATAATGTTGTCCTATCAGATTGTAAAAAAGAAGTAGACTTTTATATGGACAAGGATAACCTTGGCGCAAGTTCTTACTATAAAGAAATAACTGGATACTTTGATAATGTTGGATCTTATAAAGTATCAACCATAGATTTAGACTCATATGTATCTCAGAACAATTTAACATTACCTGATATTATAAAGATTGATACTCAAGGTAGCGAATTAGATATTTTAAAAGGTGCTACGGAATGCCTAAAGTTTGCATCACTTGTAATATTAGAAGTACCAATACTTAAATATAATGAGGGGGCTCCAGAGATGAAAGAGATTATCTCCTATATGTTATCTCAAAAATTTGCTCCATTTAAGACATTATCTGATCATTATTTCTTTGATCCAATGTTAAATAGAGTCTTAGTGCAGCAAGATATGGCTTTTATAAAGATTCAGCAATCTCCTGAATATATAAATAATACGTTAGGTAAATTCTAGTTGACTACTAATAAATGTAACTTCTGTGATAATCCAAAGTATGTTGAAAGATTAAACAATAAAGGTGTACTTGAGAATTACTGTGTAAATTGTATTCAAAAATTAAATAGAAAGTAAAAAGGCGGGATAGGCTAAGAAATTTTCTTTGCTACAATTAAGCCATATGAGACACTCTTGTAGGTATTACCTAGTATGAAGTCCGAAAAGCTCTCTATAGCCAAGCAGAAGGCTAATTTGGCCCTATACATCAGAACCCTTAAAGAAACTATCCCTTGCATGGACTGTAAGGAGTATTATCCATATTATGTCATGGACTTTGACCACGTACGTGGCAAGAAGCATGCAAATGTTATGGAATTAATTCCTACGCTGTCCAAGAAGAAGATAGATGAAGAAATTGCTAAGTGTGAGATCGTATGTTCTAATTGTCATCGTATTAGGACTCATATGAGAAGAGTTAATAAAATTAAATAGGGTCTTCTCTTCCCGCCGCACTTTTTTCGGGCGCACTTTTCATTTCGCACTTTATTTAGTATACTTATAAGATAATGACCCATAGCTCAGTTGGTAGAGCGTCGAACTGTTAATTCGAATGTCCCAGGATCGAGACCTGGTGGGTCAGCGATGCGGATGTTACATAATGGTAGTGTCTCTGCCTTCCAAGCAGATAGTGAGAGTTCGATTCTCTTCATCCGCTCCAACTCTTCGTAGCTCAGAGGACAGAGCATTCGGTTTCTACCCGACTGGTCGCAGGTTCGACTCCTGCCGAAGAGGCTTTACTTCTTTCCCCAACCAACTTTAACTGTTTTGATATGATTTACTCTTACTAATGGGTCACACCACATTTTAATTCCATAATCTGCCATCTTTAAAATAAATGATATATCTTCAGAGTATGTTAGTAGATAAGATCCACCAAGCTTATCTGGAACTTCTACTACCATTGGTGAAAACCATGGCCGTGTAACTTTTTCAAAAACCCCGCTTTTAATACAAGCAAAGCCAAGTCCGCTACCAGTAACTACAAATGGCTCTGTTCTATCTAAGATTTGCTGCTTGTCCATATGAGGAGGTGCTTCATAAAATGCTTCTGGACTCCACTCACATAAAGTTGTTCTGTCACCACTTGCCATAAGGTATGCACCAACAATTGCATCTTTATCAGATTCATAAAGTTTCATAAAATCATCTGGGTGCCACTCAATATCTGAGTCAATCATAAATATCTTATTATACGTAACTGAACCAAACATAGGTTCATTGATTCTATGAGACTCTGGAATATTACTTCCGCCAAGAATTGTATTTTCTCTAGCCTCTACAACGTTGGAAGCATACTGTGAAAAATATGCCCAAGAGATTCCTCTTTTTTCTAATTCTTTAATTGTTCCCACAAGTGATAGTACATATAGCTGATTCATGCTATGTCCTGGGGTTGTAATAATTACGTCGTAATGTGGTTTCTTGGATTCTTCCATTATCCGCCCTTTTCTCTAGGCTTTAATAGTACTATATTTAATATTCTAAATCAATAGCAAAAAACCCATTCAGAGGCGGATCCGAATGGGCCTTGCTAGTGTATTGCTACACATTATACGGGGAGCTTAATCTGTGGGATGCTACAACCCGTACTAATGAAGTATAAAATAAGTTTTATTTTAAGTCAACCATTTTTAATCCCAAAGTGACATTTTGTTAGGGTCTATAATCCAAGGCTTCTCTGCATACTTTTCATCATTAGTTAAATCATAAAGTAGTTCCATAAGCACAAGACAATCGTCATGCTTCCAGGTCATATTACAATTTCCATTTTTTACATTTAAACATTTATTTAGCCTAGACTCAATCTTTTCTACCATCCATAGTAAAGCGGCAGCGGATTTTGTAGTATCTTCGTAACCGTCTTTTTTGGCCCGATTCATCTTGTAAGCAATTTGATCAATATATATTCTGTTCACCATTCTCCTATCGGACATACTGGATTTTCTGATATAACTATATCAAATATTTTTTTCTCTTCAACCAAGCATTCATTGTCTAATTCTGAGTACAATTCACAGCCTTCGCAAACTGGAAGAATCTGATTATAGTAGTTTATATATTTATCTGGATATTCATTCAGATCGCTCATCTTTATCCTCTGTAGGAGTAAAAGACGGAGTAGGACCCAGGAGGTATCCCTGGTTATGATATTCAACCATTTTAGATACATCTTCTGATCCGACAATCTTATTTGCAATTAATGTAAGCAGATCATAAATTCTATGTAGCATTATGTAGTTAACCATTGGAAGATTATCTTCTAAATTTTGTGGCTGCTCGTTATTTTCCGTCGTCATCGGGTCTTCCTAAATCTTCCCAAAATTTTTCACGCCCCATGGCGTCAGTTTCTTTTATAGTACCACCGTCAGTTGGAATCGACGGCTGATTTAAGTTTTCCATAGTACTCTAACCCCACATCTTTTTTAAAACTGCAAGACAAGCAGTATAGATATATTATACCCTCATTTGTTTCGTTGCACATTAAAGGGCCCTGATCCATTGGACATTCAAGTCTAGGAACAAGGCCCTTCTCTGCTAGTAGAAGGTACTTAGACACATATTGTATCTTCATGTACCTTCCTTTCTAATGTTTGAATTCTGTTAAGAACTCTTTATATCTTTCCCCGTTTAGGGAAGACCATGATGACCAATCGGTTCCGCCTTTAGTCATATAATACGTTATCTCTGCGTTTATTACTGGATCAAATAATGTGATATTTGACTTTAATTCAAATTTTTCTTTACGATCAATGCCGAGTTCACCCAACATATTAATCTGAAAAATTCCGTAGGAACTGTCTCCAGTTTTCCTGTTACCATTGTAAGCCATAGGTCTAGCATTAGATTCTGACTTAGCAATAGCCCAAGCCGTTTTAAGGGCTTTTCCTTCAAAGCCAACAGCTGATAGAAGTTCTTTTAGTTCTCCGTCTGTTAGCGTCTCAGAAGGCTTGTACACAGTAGTGCTGTACTTCTCTAAGGTTTCTTTCTTTAGTTGTACTGTAGATTTCACAGGCGTTTCCACCTGCAATGCTTGAGTTACTGTTGGACCAGGCTGGACAGTAAATAAGAATAATGTTATCATTCCTATATAAGACCAGTTATGAGCAACATCGCTCAAACGTTGTTTGATATTCTCCATTGGCATTTCCTCCTTTAGAGATAACGAACTATAATAGTAGCATTACTTGACAGTAGGTGTCAAGCCAGTCAACCAGAAAAAAAATATGAAAATATCACTATCTATACCAAGACCTGGATTAAATCCAGCAACGGGATTTGGCTATGCCGCACAAAATATAGTTAAATCATTACAAAACCTGGGACACATTGTTACTTGGACAAACGCAAACACGCCATTACAATTAAACTTTACGCAACCTCATCATTATAAAATGCATAGAGGACAATATCAAATTGGTTATACTCCATGGGAATCTACTGGCATTAGGCCAGAGTGGACTGAGCGTATGAATTTATGTGACGAAGTTTGGGCAACATCAGACTGGAATGCGGAAGTATTTAAAAATAATGGAGTAACCGTTCCAATTAAAACATATACTCATGGAATAGAAAAAATTTGGACCCCACATAAAAGAGAATTAAGAGAAGGAAGACCATTTAAGTTTTTGCATGTTGGAGAACCAGCACCAAGAAAATCTGGTCAATTAGTTGTAGATACTTTTATAAGAATGTTTGGAGACAATCCAAATTATCAATTAACTATTAAGTCTCATCATTCTCATACAATTAGAGTATATGATAAATATGGTAATTTTGGATTACCAGAAAACATATATAATAATATTAAAGTAATAAAAGACGAGTACTCTGCAGAGCAGTTAGTCTCTTTGTATCATTCACACCATGTATTGATCTATCCAAGCTGGGGAGAAGGATTTGGCTTTATTCCTCTTCAAGCATTAGCAACAGGAATGCCAACAATAACTACATATGACTGGGCACAATATAAAAAGTATATAGGTCCACTAAAGCTTAAGTCTAAACTATCAGATGAGGAATTGCCAAAGGCAATAGGAGACCCTCATCTAGGGTTGATGTTTAAACCAGATGAAAAACATTTAGAGGAATTAATGTATGAATCTGTAATTAATTTTAAAGCATATTCAGGATATTACTTTGCTCAGTCGACTAAAATACATGACGAATATGATTGGATTAAGTTGACTAAGAATGCTTTTAGTCATTTAGAAGAAAAGTTTTCATAACCCCTTCCTCTTTAAATAGAAGTTTGGTAGAATAAGACTTCAACTAAAAATATAAACCGCCAGGCGGAGAAAAGGTGTTATTTAAAAAATGTCAAAGACTATTGCTAACCCATACGAAAACTTCATTGCCCTATCTCGATATGCAAGATGGATTCCAGAAGAAGGTCGTCGTGAAACTTGGGGTGAGACAGTAGATCGCTATTTTGATTTCATGACTAACCATCTTAAAGAAAACTATAACTATGTTCCATCTAAAGAATTAATTACAGAATTAAAAGAAGCAGTTTTTAATAGAAACGTAATGCCATCAATGAGAGCGGTTATGACTTCAGGTGCCGCATTAGACAGAGATCATGTTGCAGGATACAACTGCTCATTTGTTCCAGTAGATAACCCACGCTCATTTGATGAGACTATGTATATTTTGATGTGCGGAACAGGTGTTGGATTCTCTGTAGAGTATAAGTATGTTAATAAACTTCCTGCCGTCCCAGAGTCACTTGAAAAGTCAGACACAGTAATTGTTGTGGAAGATTCTAAACAAGGTTGGGCAAAAGCATATCGTGAACTTCTAGCATTGCTTTGGACTGGACACATACCAGCGATTGATGTATCAAAGGTTCGTCCAGCAGGTGCAAGACTTAAGACAATGGGTGGCCGTTCATCTGGACCACAGCCGCTAGTTAACCTTTTTGATTTTACAATTGCAAAATTTAAGAATGCAGTAGGTCGCCAGCTAAAACCTATTGAAGCACATGATATTATGTGCAAGATTGGTGAGGTAGTAGTTGTTGGCGGAGTAAGACGATCTGCTATGATTTCTCTTTCTAATATTAATGATATTGAAATGGCAGCAGCAAAGTCTGGTAACTGGTGGGAAAATAATACCCAACGTGCACTTTCAAATAACTCAGTGGCATATTCTCGTAAGCCAGCAATGGAACAATTTATAGCAGAATGGAAAAATTTATATGACTCAAAGTCTGGTGAGCGTGGAATCTACAACGTTGCAGCAGCACAAGCACAGGCAGCTAAATATGGACGAAGGGATCCTGAAATTCACTATGGAACAAACCCTTGCTCGGAAATTATTTTGCGTCCTTATCAGTTTTGTAATCTTTCAGAAGTCGTATTACGTGAAAAAGATACAAAGAAAGATATTCAGAATAAAGTAAGGTTAGCCACCATTCTGGGAACATGGCAATCAACCCTTACAGACTTTAAATACCTTCGTAAAATTTGGAAAGACAATACAGAAGAGGAGCGCCTACTTGGAGTTTCTTTAACGGGACAATTTGGACATAAGTTTATGTCTGGTAAAGAGGATCTGGTTTCCCTAGAGGCATTTCTTATGACTTTAAGAGAATCAGCAAGAGAAACAAATAAAGATGAGGCAGGGAAAATTGGGATTCCTGAGTCTGCAGCTATTACATGTGTAAAGCCTTCTGGAACAGTATCCCAATTGGTCGGGGTATCTTCAGGAATGCATCCATGGCATTCACCATATTATATTCGTACAGTCCGTGGTTCAAAGGGAGACCCAATCTCTACATTTTTAAAGGAAGTCGGAATTCCAGTAGAAGATGATGTGATGAAACCAAACGATACATACGTATTTTCATTTCCAGTAAAAGCACCAGAAGGTGCAATTGTTAGAAATGATTTAACAGCACTAGATCATTTAAATATCTGGCTTGTATACCAACGTGCTTGGTGTGAGCATAAGCCATCAATTACGGTTTCTGTAAAAGAAGATGAGTGGATGGAAGTTGGTGCTTGGGTATATAAGCATTTTGATGAAGTATCTGGAATTTCATTCCTGCCACATTCAGAGCATACCTACAAGCAAGCCCCTTATCAGGAAGTAACAAAAGAAGAATATCAAGACCTTCTTTCAAGAATGCCAAAAGAAATTCGCTGGGAAGACCTTTCATTTTATGAAACTGAAGATGGAACTTCCACAAACGCCACCCTTGCGTGTACTTCAGACGGAAATTGTGAGATTGTAGACATTTCTGCTTAAAGGGTATATAATAAATATTGGGGTAAAACCCAAAATTCCTGGGCACTAGGCCCAGAAATAAGGAGGATCTAAATTGTCAAAAACAAAAGAAGATCTAAACAATGATGGAAAGGTAACAATGCAAGAGAAAATTCTAGCAGCGTTGGCAAGCTATGGGCGTCACTTTTTAGGTGCGGCTATTGCTCTTTACATGACTGGAAACACTGACCCAGGAGACCTAATTAAGGGCGGTATCGCAGCCTGTCTTCCAGTGATTCTAAAAGCACTTAATCCAAATGAAAGTTCATTCGGCTTCACAAAGAAGTAAAATATAGTTAACCTATTAGGACGGCTCCTGTGCTAAAATAAGCATAGGAGTTTTCCTATTAGGAGAGTTTAGCAAATGGCAGGACAAAAAAATTGGGAAGTAGATCAAAACACTACATTCTCTTTCATTGTAGAATATAAAGACCCTAACGATATACCAATATCTTTAGTGGGTGCAACCGCAAAAATGCAGGTCCGTGATACAAAAGGCGGATCAAAGCTAGCGTTTACTTTAACCTCACCATCAACAGGTGGTATTACAATAGATCCAGCTCTTGGCAAATTAACCATTAAGATGACCCCTACTCAAACTAACAAATTATTCTATCCAAAATCTTCATATGATTTGATGGTCATCGATTCTAATGGTAATAAAATAAAATTACTTGAAGGATTCCTTACATTAAATAGATCGGTTACAATCTAATGCCAATTATAAACAACGATAATATTCCAAAAGTTGTTATTACAGAAACCATTAATGATGTTGTAATATCCAGTCCTGGCCCACAAGGTCCTCGTGGTAAAACAATCCTTAATGGAAATGGTGTTCCAGCAGAAAACCTTGGCCTTGAAGGAGACTTCTATTACGATAAAGCCACAACAAGATTCTATGGCCCAAAGCCTACTGACCTTACATGGGTCGGAGCAACAAGCTACCTCTTAAATACAGAGATTGCTTTCGAGTATTCTTGGGAAATGGCACAATTTAATGGACAGTCTGGCCCAGTATACACCGTTCCAATAAACCACAACCTTGAATTCTATCCAAATGTAACGGTAAAAACCAGCGGGGGCGACATATTAGAAACTGGTATAGAGTATAATAATGTTAACACTTTAACACTGACAATGGCTCAACCATTCTCAGGGACAGCGTACCTGTCTTAGAGGAGCAAAGTAAATGGCAAGACTATT